GTGTGAATGTGAAAGTGAGGATTGTTGCGTTGGCATGTTGCAATTGCCTCTTCTTTACTGGCACTAATGTATGCCAACTGATCACGCATAATGTGACCATTAGGACGTTCAAAACGACCGGAGATGATGAACTTAATTTCTTGCATTGTTATCAGTTACCGAAGAAAGCATCGTGTGCATCAAGGACGAAATCTATCACCTCATCGGTAGCACTCACGTCGAAACGTTCGCAATACCAATCGACTGCCATTTCTGCAGATGCCATAGTGTCGAACATAAAGTTCTGAAGTTCAGTGAGTCGATCGGTTTCGATTGCCATAGAGCAGGGATCTTTGAAGGTGATTTTTTCCATGTGTCTACAATACACGATTTTGGACCCCGTGCTCATTTTGTGTGACACTTAGAGGATCGTCCACTCGCGGCTCCGATTCTCAATAGTGGATGTATATTGAGAACCGGTACGGTTAGTGTTACTTTGCTGGAAAGTTACGGCAGACAGCATCACACAAGGTGCGGATGAGATTCTCACAATCTTCGGGATATTCGTCACCCCAAGTTGCAACGAAGAATTCCTCTACGATACCATCAATGTCCTCCATTAGTTGTTCACGTTGGGTCAACATTTCCAGATTGGTGTTCATTTTGGAATAGGTGAAAGTTGATACGAAAGACATCAATAATCGGTGTTACCGTTGATGTAAGATTCTACGTCAAACTTCTCTTCTTTCTCCCATTCTTCTTTGTATTCGATGACATCGAAGATCTCACCGGGAGCATCTTGAATTTCAGACCAAAGTTCATCAAACATGAGTGAAATTCCTGACGACTTGATAACAATACACGATTTTGGTGCCCTGTGTCGGTTTGGTGGACACCTTGCCGATCGTCCACCGGCAGCTGCGATTCTCAATAATAAAAATACTTGAGAATCGATACAGTTATTATAAAGAATCAGAGGCAACCATTCTCATCAAGTTTGCCCCATTGTGCGGTGTTTCCATACACACCGAAATAGTAACGATTGACGGAGATACCGAAACGCTCATCACCCACGGTTTCTGATACCTCCGGACGAAGATCCATGCCCAGGTAGAACCACTCAGAAATCTGGTAGGGTGTGGAGAATTTAACCTTACGCAGTTGGGTATACATTGCCCCAAGAATTACCGCGCAGATTGCACCAATGACCAGCACATTGTTGATCAATTCTTGATAATCATACTCCATCACATCATCGACGAAGTTGAGAGTTTGTGTGAACATTTTCACAAAAAGTGTAAAGAACTTGTGGGGGGAAAAATGTTACTTTCCCGACCACATTTCTACAATACAGCATCACGAACCCTAGGTCAAGGGGTTGCAACCAGTTCCCAGATTGGCACACACTGTTCTCAATAACACTTGCTATTGAGAATCAATAAGATACTAGTGTGCCAATCTGGGAACTGGCAGTTTAAAAGATATCTGCCAATTCTTTGATGCTAACATCAACATTCTCATCACCCTGCAGGTCTAGGATTTCTCGCCAATCCAGATCTTTCAGGTCTAGATCATCATAACACTCGATGTCTAGAGTAACACTTACTGTACGTTTGTGTGTATACATGAGAGTCTCGTGCGATGTGTACGTATTATATCATGCATAATGACGATATGCAAGTGTGTCATAATCACATGAATCTCGTGCATACTCATCATCTTCATATACATCTTGTATATCTCGCATATGATTATATTGATTATGCATATGATAATCGTACATCTCGTCGAAATCATATGTATAAGACTCGTTGTTATTCTCGCACTGAAACTCGTAGTCGTCGTACATGGTTCTCGTAGAGATTGTGTATGATACTCTGTTATTATACTGATATCTCGTGCGAGTGTCAAGTGTTATCTCGACGAGATTCATAAGTGTTCATGATAATATATATAAGATCTCGTAATTTATGTGTAGGTCTCGTAACAATATCTCGTCCCTGTGGGGTTGACAGATGCTCGTTCATGTGCTAACGTCCTAAACTCACAAGTCTCAGGAGGTATCTATGAGGTATCTATGAGGTATCTATGAGGTATCTATGAGGTATCTATGAGGTATCTATAAGGTATCTATGAGGTATCTGGAGAGTATTATTCTCAATTATTATTGCTATTGATTCTCATTAAAAAACGTTTATTTATATTTAATTTTTTATTAACCTACTGTGTTGTATGCAATCAAAAAAGAGATGCTTCCAATAAATAAAGTCAAGTATACAATCATGACATGCAAGTAGGAACAATATATCTCATCATCAATAAGGTGAACGGACACAAGTATGTCGGACAGACAACTCAGACCATGAACAAAGAATGGAAGCAACACCTTGAAGATTCTAAGCGCATGAGTCCTAATCCATTACATCGTGCAATGAGAAAACACGGAAATCACAACTTCATGATAAGAGAAATAGAAGAATGTGATGTAAGTAAGTTAGATGAAAGAGAACAATATTTTATTAAAGAGTACAATACAAATGTAGAAGGATATAATACTGATGATTGCGATTATCCTGAAGAAGATAATACTCCTATAATAAAAGACGCTTGCGCTTATCCCGAAGGGAAACCATTAATTGACAATAATAAATGGGGATTTCATTTAGAAGAGAATCGTGGTAATGGTAAACACTTTTCTGCTCAACTGATGAGTGTGAATATAGAAACGGGTGAAGAAAGAATATGGGAAAGTGCAAGTGCTGCTGCAATAGAACTAACTGATAATAGAAAGAAATGTGGTAATATTATTCGTGCCGCTGATAATGGATATAAAGCATACGGTTATCTATGGAAGAGATTAGAACCATCTAAACGTCATACAAGTGTATATGGTATCAATAAAGTTAACTGGTTAAGAACACCCACATATAAAAGCATTAGTGAAGCAGTTCGTATACATGGTGGAGATAGAAGTGACAGTGGATTAAGAAAATCATTAAACAATCCACGTAAGTATAGTTGGAAAGGTTTCTATTGGTATAAGGAATAAATTACCACTTTTGAATCGGACATTGAGAAGCAGTAAACTTAACCTTTGCATTCATATAACAACCACACTGTCTACAACGATTCTGTCTTAATGAATAGTATTCGCACATCTTACAAATATCCAATCGTTCCTTTTGTTTCTCTTCCGATACAAACATTGATTTTGTAGATGTTGTCGGAGCAATGGTAATTCCACTCTTGACCACCTCAAATGTAAACTTTGCCAAATTCTTTCCTTGTTCAGAAAGTGATGGAAATTCTTCTTTCATTATTACTCTCGTTTTTTTATATATTCCAGATCATTCCAATACTGTGAATGACAAACTACAAGTATATGAGTCTTCTTGTGCATATTAACTAATTCGTCTGGTTTATCCTTTGTTCCAACCTCAATTGTGATATATTCACCACACTTGAAATATACCCATCCTTCATCGATAAAGTGCTTTTGTTTCCACCTTACATAATCATTAACTACAGGGACATAAGACATTGCATTAAAGGATTTAAGTTGAGTTTCATTGCCGAATAAGGAGTTGTAGAATTAATATCTACCGGATCACCTTGCTTGGTGGAGTCAACAGGCGCATGGTAGCATTGTTTTTTTGTATTGTAGAATCCCCAGATTGATTTAGGATTCTTATTTGTATAAGAAAACTCCCCATGATTAATAATCCAGATAGCAAGTACATTGCGTTTAAATGACTGAATCTCATAAGAATAACCTTTGGGAGCACTGTGTGGAAAATCAATCATGATTCACGTACAATTTTCAAATAGTTTGGATTTGTTCCGGTCGAAACAAAATAATTCCATGCCTCACGACATTCTTCCTTTGTCATGTTTGACCTTAAAATATCACATCCTCCGGTTCCTTCTTCCTCAATTCGATACCTACCCTCTGGTTCTGGTTGTTTGGAATGAACGGTAAATCCCTTTGACATAATCCTATGTGATGAATGCATCTATTATATCACATTCATAATCATCCGCCAACTTGAGTTTAGTGGCAGTTACAATCTTCTCCATAATTAAATGAACATAATCCTCACAAAATGATTCCTCATTCGCAAGAATCTCAAAACATTCCTGCTCATTTGATGCAATCACATTCACAATACCACCATACTCTGATGTGGGAAATGGCACCCAATAATCAATGATAAAAAGATATTTGTCTTTCGAGCTCATAATATACACTGGTGAGTTTTAAATTCATATAAGTCTCATAAGGATTGTCTTTCAGAAGATTGAGCAAGTTGGAGACTTGTTGTCGTGCTAAAATCAATCGTTCCTTTTCCGTCACAGATTTAAAAAAGATTATTCAAAACTTGTTTAATTGCATCTAAGTCACCATTTGTTTCGATCAATTCTTGTTGAAGATCAGAATTAACCACAATCTCTGAGAGTGAACGGTCTGAATCATTCAAAATAGACTGAATCTCTGTTGCCATTGTTGTTATGTCGTTTTCAGCAAAAGGCATTTTTTATACTTATATTTTACCCTATATTTATTGATTAATTAGAGAAACTCTCCCATGAAATAATCCACAGTCAGTTCCATCTTGGATGCCGTATTCTCAATAAATTCATCCAAAACTTCTGGAGCATCCTCTTTCACAATCTCATACCAGGCATACCACAATTCGGGATTTGTTGCGGGTGTCACAGGAGTTGTCATCGTTAAAGACATGTTCTTAAAAACTGGGTTCAATAATGGTTTCATATCGAATTCCAAGTTGACTGGAATCCATTTGCTTATACTGCTCATACAACTTCTCATAAAGAGTCGAAACACTTCCGTATTCTCTGGCAATACGTCGTTCGTCTCTTCCATCTAATTCCTGAAGTGCAGACAGTAAAATGCCAAGTTCGTGCACATTTAATTCTACATTTACATCACTCATGATTTCTTCTCCGATTTCCAATAACGACGATATGCCGTTACAATAATTATACCAGAAGAGATTACACCAATCAATCCAAGATAGGTGATAGCATTACCGGTGAAGTCATAGGTTTCAATCATTTACACAATCAGGATGAGGTTTAGGAAGAACAGAACAGACTTCTTGATGTTTCTGTTCTTGATAAAATTGAAATGCTTTTTGATCACGATCTGCCAACCAACTCAGATAACTGGCAAGTGCAAGCATCAAAAGAATACCAGAAAGACCATACTGTGCAATTCTACTCATTTTTTAGAAGGTGGTTGTGATTGTTTTTTTGTTGGTTTGGTCCAGTAGTCTCTGTAAATTGACATTTCAAACACTCATGGGTTGACGAAAATAAAGACCGGCACGGGTCATCATATCAATCAGTGCCGACTGAATCTGCTCCAATTCTTCTACATCAGCATCAGACTCCCAGAAGTCAACAAAATCAAATTCCTCCAGATTTACACTACCGTCCTGATACATTGGTGCATAGAATAATTCACCTTCCGTACAGACAGTATAAACACAACCGTGATTTTGAACGGTCAGAAAAACACCAGAGAAGTCAACAGTCATGATCTTAAAAGAGGCAGAGTTGTTCAAATTGAAGGTGATCGTCACAAGAATCATCATCCTGCAAATCAATCATCTCAGTGTCAACATGAGAGAAGAGTTTGCCGAACAGAAAATCGACAAACTCCTTGTTTTGTTCAGCAGTAGACAGGGGAGTAGTCATCACCAGTGTATTCGTTGAGGTTGAAGTCAGTTACAGTAGCACCATTTGCAAGATACTGATTGATGTCATACATGGCATCAGACTTCACACGAGTGGTGAAAGAAGTCATCTCAGTCACATCACCCTGATGCCAGATGACACGTTTGACAAAACGCTTACCGGTGCCGACGGGATAGAAGTCAACAGTGGTGGCAGAGGTCTGGAGTTGCATGTGGGGTTGGTTGCTTATGTGCTTATTATAGGGCAGAGTGGGGCAGAGTCAGGGGCAGAGTGGACAGTTGTTCAACCGTCCACCTCCTCCCGCATTTGGGCAACAATGGCACTCAAACTATCTGCAACTTCAGACATTGCAGATCGTGCATATCCTGTTGCATAAGGATAACCTTGCTCTTTCGGATTCTCTGGAGCAGTGTAACAAACATTGACCGCATTATTCAGTCGATCAATCAACATTACCAGTTGATCATCAATAGGGAAAGTGTTCATGCTGTTGTTTGAACTGAAGTTATTATAGTGCCAAAAGGGGTCAGCGGATGTAACCACCGACCACTACGTCAGCTGGCACACGGGAGACGGTGTAGCGAGTTATCTGCTGGGAGTATTGACGCCAGTCGTTCACCGTCTCATTCACGATTCGATTGTGCTGACGGTCGGCACCCTTAGCAGTGCTGCAACGCTTTGCCTTGCGGAAGTAGATGATCGGTTGGACTGCATCCTTGGTGTCGATCTCAACCTTGTAGAAAACAGTGTTGGTCATGGGTGCCGTCCCTTGATTACCTTAGTATTATAGGGCAGAGTGGGGCAGAGTCAGGGGTAGAGTGGACGGTTCTAGGGTTGGTACACTGCAATCAGTTCACTTGCTTTTTTTCTGCTAGAACCCCTTGCAGAGATGGACCGACGTACCTCTATCGGATAGATTTGAGCATTTTTGTATAGTTCTCTACTAACAGGAGTATCATGGTTGCTAACAATAATTTTTGCACCACGATTGCACAGAGACTCTGCTAACTCTGCTAACTGAATCTGCTGATTATAGGTAAATCCCTCTTTTGCATAATCAGTGAAGTATGCAGTATCATTGAGTGGAATGTATGGTGGGTCAAAATAAACAACATCACCAGACTCAATGTTTTCATAGAGGGAAGAATCTTCAAACGATGTTGATACAAAGCGATGCTTTTTCTGAAGATAATACATCCGAAATGCCATCATTTCATTCACGGGACATTTTGGATTCTTCATCTTTCCAAAAGGAACATTGAATCCTCCCTTAGAATTGTACCGTGTCAGACCATTGAAGCAATGGCGATTGAGATACACAAATAAACGCGAACGCTCAAAAGTATCTGTACTATCATTGAATAACTTACGAAATGCTAGATACTCTTCCTTATCATTATTTTCAGAACGGAATAACTCATCACAGTATCGTATAAAACTATCATCATTCGGATTCGTCAGATACCTGTAAAGATTGATAAGGTCTTTATTAATATCGTTTAAAATATATTCTTCAGCACTGACATTTAGTGCAACAGCCGTGCTACCACTGAATGGTTCAATATATCGTTTGGGGTCACCAATATGCGGAGTGAGATGGGGCAGAACCCTAAACTTGTTTCCTGCCCATTTCAAAAAGGGTTTAGTCATAAATTATGAAACTTCGTCAAGTTTTCCTAGTTTGTTATTGGAGAGCATTTCTTCACCAATAACAGCACCATCGATAAGTTTTTGCTCTACCAGATCATTATACTTTGCAACAATTTTTCTGGCAATTAATACATCAGAACTACCTCTGGTATTTTCTGTCCATTTATTGCGGGAAACATTTGAGAAATTTTTTCTCAAATATGTTTTAAGACCATCTGCTTTCTTACCATTACCGAGAGAATCAATAAGACTGTGAATTGCAGCAAGACCACCAATCATACTTCCGTCAATGTAATCACATTCCCACTGATTTTTATAAATGGGGTAAAGAAAATCTACTGATTCCTTAGTGTTCTGGATTTTCCATTTTTTAATAGATTCTACTGCTTTTGCGAATCCATTTACTTCTGGTCCATTTTTGTATCCAATACCCTCTGCCTTAACTCCAATAGAAATAAAGTTATTCTCAAATTGTACTGCATCATCATCCCCGTATGAAAGACCCGCACGAACTTTATCAAGAGTGCTAGTATTTTTACGAGTCGTATTCAATTCTTCAAATAGTTTTGCTTCTTTTGCAATACATTCTGCAAGACTTGAATTCTCATCATGCTCAAATACAAGACAAGTTAGAGTATAATCATCATCCAATTCTGCAAGATATGCCATGATACCTTTGTGCTGTCCATCAACAATAACATAAACTCCATCGGGACGTTTAGCAACAAATAATGGTTGGCATAATTCATTATTAAATTGTTTTGCTTTTTTTAGCGTTGCCGTAGAGATAAAACGCTGATAATCTGCACTAACTTTTAAATCAGATACTTTTAGTTGAATAATTTTAAGTTGCTTTCCTACAGATCCTTTAGCAAACTTAATTTTACCAAGAGATGCGGCAATTTCTGCTAGCGACCGCAATTTAGGGTCTTGAATGTACTTTGTCATATTTCTCCTTTGGAGTGTTTAAAATAGGAGCAGAGTTTAAGGTCATCCTCTGATTTGGACCGATTTATTTAGTATAAACTATTTTCAGTTAGTTGTCAACTATCAGAAAAGATTGCGTCCGAATTGACCACAGAGATAAAATGCCATTCCCTTATCCTTAAGAGTAACATCTTCAAACTTCATGGGAACATAAGTACCTGCTTTAGTTTTAGATGCTTTGGTACGAATTTGAAGCAAACCGTTAGGACCAGTAATGGTATTCAGTTCGGTTTTAGTGGCATATGCACGACGGATTTTATTACAAATATAATCATAATCCTCACGCAGTTCCTGATAGTGCTCAGGATGCATTTCCTCATTCAGCATTTCGGTGCCAACATAATCGTTGGAGCGGGAGAAACCAACATAAACAGTTTGCTTCAACTTTTGCCCAACCTTACTTTCATCAAAAGAAACAGAATCTTCGATGATTTCAGACAAACAGTGCTTCAGTTGTGTGGCAGCAATAGTCTGACCAACAGTAAAAGACTTCAGTTCACCATCAACCAAGTCCTTCAACTTAGAGGTGTTGGGAATACCAAGTGCAGTCTCTAGGAATTGACCACGGGATCCTTTGTTCTTGCCAGGTTTCTCAAACTGAGTAAAGTCAGTTACTTTCAGTTTGCCGTAGACCTGAAGAGCAGTGAGACTATCCATCGGGTTGCTTGCGTATGAACGTATTATAGGGCAGAGCACAGGCGATTCGACCAGTTGTAGGACGGTTCGTCGTCTGGCACACCTTGTTTATCAATTAAGTAGAGATCATATAGGATTATTTCACTGTCCCGTGCCTCAATCTCATGAGGTTGATCCTCATAATCGTAATTTTCGACCGGTTCTTGACAATAACACATTTTTCCATGGCGAAACCGCAGGGAACCATCTACCCACTGTGCCAGGTGAGTCAGTTCGTGCAAAAGGATTTTTATATACAACTCTTCACACATGTGCGTCTGAAGTTCAATCAGGAAGTGTCTTGGTCGATAAGAAGGACCAACCACATCACAATACCCCAGCACACTTTCACGTTTCAATCCACGATGAACAATATCCACATCAATCTTATGACGTGGATAATACTTCTTCAGAAACCAAGAGGTAACACTCTCACAGAGTTTTTTAGAATAACCGTATCCAGAAGTGTAGATGCTAGACATGTTCCCCAGTGTAGAAACCAAACGAATGATGAAATGAACAGAAGTTTTTCTTTACTTGTCACAGATAACGATCCATATATTCTTCAAGTGTGAAGTGTTCATCAGTTGCTGTTTCTTCAATCAATTGTTCAACGGTAAGTTCCTCCATATCCTTACGGAATTGTTCAGGAGTGGGATCATTTTCGGGGTCAAAATCATCATGACATAACCATTCCCACTCTGCCACAAGTGCATCAACAAGTTGTTGTTTAGTGTAATTCATCATCAACAATCAAAGAGTCATCAGGAAGATTATTTGCACGAACTTTCATGCGATTCAATTTAGATACATTCCATCCATTTGCTTCTGCATCAGTAACAACTCCATCAAGTTGTTTACGCTCACTTTCAGTATGATAATGACGTTGGTCGTTCATAATAACCTCTAATTGAACAGTTTAATTATAGCACATCAGGGATACGTCATGTACGCGTCCTGTTGTGCAATAAAGGGCCATTGTTGTGCAAACCAGTCAACATTTGGATCACGTTCAGGACACATATCCTGGTTGATTTCACGTCCAACCCGTGCAATGTTGAGTCCTACACGACCGACAGATTGAGGGTTTCGACCGATCGTCAATAGTTCTGCAAGTTCATAAACAGTCTTACAGTGCATACCCAACTTCAATTCTGCTGCCCAAAGCAGATAAGGTTTCAGGTTTTCAGTGCTACAGTTTTGAATCATTGTCTTTGTTGAGATAATTAAACCCAGGGGGAAAAGAGTGCTAGTGCTGCTCATACAACACTCAACGCAAATATAAATATGACCCGCTCCAGTCAGCATTCTCCAGCAACCACTCACGTTGCTCAATCAGTCGCAGGTCATAACGAACACCTTTGGCAGGTGACTTGATGCTGGCAGGTTTGTAGACTTCACCAGTCTTCTTGTCAACGAAGGCATGAACAGATCGAGAACCATTGGCACTCATCATAATTTTGTGATACTTACGTCCACTCTCAACAGTGAACTCATAACCACACTGACCATTCTTCAGGTCCTCAATACATGCCTGGTGATAGTCATACTTTACAATGTCAACATTTTGAATGTTGCCATACTCTTTAACATAACGTTGATGAGACTTGATGCTGTAATCAATGTAGTTCTTCAGCAGAGCATCACACAGCATCAGAGTCCACTTATGAACATTCAGTTGAATGGTGTTGCGGGCATCTTGCTGAGCAACGTAGTCTGCGAAGGAGGTGGTCATGGGTCGTTTCCCTTGTATGAATGTATTATAGGGCATCAGAGGTGCCTCTGAAGGCACCCTATGACACTTATGCAACCGGACCAGCAGGGATCTCTTCTTGCTTGACCATGTGACGATCGGGACCAGCATTGAGTTTGTGGCAGATCCACTCACCATTCACAAAATGATAAGTATATTCTGCACCATAGTTGTCATCAGCAGCAACCATAAACTCATTCAAATCTTTGTAGAGTTGTGGTGCATTGCTCTCCAAAGATTCACCACGCATGGTGTAATAGAGAGGACCAGATTCGGGCAGAGTTTCATTGTTCCAACCTACATTAGTCCAGGTGCAAGACATATCACCACCGTCAATCAGTTTGTTGACTTTCTCAACGGTGTCGAAGTTGTCACGCAGCATACGACCATTGTAGGCAGGATAACCATCATAATGGCAGTAGACTCCCAAGATGCTACCATCAGAGAGTTGCTTGCCGATCAGGGAACGAGTGCCCATGTGTCCTTTGCTTGATTACCTAGTAATTATAGGGCATAAAAAAAGACCCCGCGGGGTCCGTGTGACACTTGTTAAACTGGTTCAGTCTTCATAAACTCGACACTCATCTGCATCAGGATGGACATCACAATACATTTCAAGTGGAGTTGGGTCGTGATGATCTTCTGGATTATGTTCGTGATACACTTCTAAATCATGAAGTTCTGACTCAATGTGACGACGTTGTTGTGGTGAAATTGTAGGATCTTCAAGGATTTGTTTGTCTTTTTCAATATGTTGTTCGATGCTATCCATTTTTGTTTTTTTTATTATTTATTTTGTTCCTTTACTTTAGAAACAAGATATTCGGCAAAAGCTTCCATTTTTTCTGGATGAATTGCTCTAATGCCAACATCATTTACCGCAATATTGATGCTTTCAATCTCATTTTGAGTCAGTTTTGGATTTTTGGATGGCAGAGTCATGGTCTCCTTGGCAACGTTTCAATCATAGCAGGATGATTTACTTTTATCTATGATTTTAATGTTTTCTTTGGGATTGCTTTGCGAAACTTAATCTTTATCAAACCATGAACCAAATATACCACTCTCCCCATCACTTCGATTCTCAAGTTTATCAAGAATTGAATCTGTATGAATGATAGATTCGATTTTATTAATCATATCCGCAATAACACTACAAACTACTGGTCTTTCTTGTCTTGCCGCAAATGCAAGTGCATTTCGAAGTGATCGTTCTGCATCTTTAAGAGATTCTTCTACTGATTGTGATAGTGCCATGATTAACTTCCCGGTGTCCACTCAAATCCACCCGATTTGCGGATTTCTTCAAGTTCTTTATTTTGTTTTTTGTGCTCAGCATCAATCAAAGCACGTTTGTTATAATACTCTGCCTCTCTTAGATTATATTCACGACATCGATCGCGTTCTTCTTCATCTGCAGCAGCATCACACATTGAATTCATTTCTTCTTCAGTATATTGAAGATTATCGTATTCTTTTGGATAAGAAACTTCTTCCCAAAAATCAATCCAATCATCATTTGTTGCTTCACAAATAGAAGACTTATTCTCACTCATTAGACAAAGGAGTTGTTTGCTTCTGTCAAGTTCTTTTTTATGATATTTTACACTATCTTTTACAGATTTAATGATGGCATCATAAATTTCTTGTGCCGTGAGTAATTCATTATTCAGAGCATCAGAAATCCAATTATCAAGTTGTTCAAGAGAATAATCTTTATACACAAAGTCAGAACTGCGAGGGTCAGAGCTCATTGGTGTAATCCTTGATTGCTTGTTCTATAATAACTTGGATTTCTTTACTTGTCAACCCATTCAACCAATTCCACTTAGGATCTTCTTTGTCCCATTCCATACTAAAAGATCCGTCTTCATTCTCGTGAATTTTTAAACTATCAACAGTCATCTTTTTTAAATTGTTTACGACATTTTTTAACTGCTTTGAGTTCTTCTTTGATCATCTTGTATGCATCTTCGGCAGAAATTTTTTTAGATATTTCCATTGCAGTGATAATCTCAACTCTCGTGCCAAAATGTTTGAGTGCTTCTTCGAAACAATTTAGTTCTTCATACATTACAATTTTCCTCCAACAATACCACTATTTACAACACGAGTATATAGATGTAAAGTTTCCTCTTGCTCACACTTAAGATGCCATCGTGTCATATCAATTACTGCCTCTTTGGTGAGAGCAAATAAAAAATCTTTTCCTGTATCCTTACGAACACTCTTCCACAAAACAAAACTCTTTTCAACATAGAATGCATCATCAATCCATTCTACTTCGGCAATTTCAGGGTGCTCAACACTCATCAGGACTTACCTCTTTCTTATTAAATCCGAAAGGTGATGCATCATCTTCTTCCAGTCTCAATTTGAGTGCAACACCACCAACTGCTTCCATGACTTTAAGAATATCTTCTGGTTTTGCATTGTCACCAAGTTCTTTGGCAACATACCAATACTTTGGCCAGAATGTTTCTCCTGCTTTTTGATAGTCTTCAAGTGTAAGTAGTTTCATTTACCTAATGCCTCTTCTTCAAGTCTAATAAGAATTCGTCGGGATTGTTCTTTTTTGATTTTATGGTAGATGGATTCATGACGACGGATTTCTCCACCCATCGAACAGTTTTTCTTCATTTCATTTACATAGAACTCTAATTGCATGAGTTCCATATCATCAAAGTCAAGTCCTCCTTCATGAAGGTTCTTCATTTACCAACTCCATAATCAGGTGCTTTTGCTTCAAGTTGTCTAATAGTTTTGTGCAGTTCTTCTACTGCTTTACGGGTTTCTTCAGTCTCTTCCCACTCAAAGGTGTCTCCAGACTTAGTAATGTGCTCTCTTTTAACCATGAGTATTTTTTAATGTAGTTAACAAGTGCATATTACCATGCACATATCCAAAATAGATTATAGCAAGTGTTGCCAAAAAAAGCAATACTAGACTAAGAACATTGTATAAGGGTATCGAGTTTATATTTTCCTTTTCGGAGTTTATATCGTTTGATGTGTTGTTTTCGGTGCTCATCACATTCAAAGTGACAGATTCTGCTTTCTGTTCCATCTTTATACTCCAATCGATAGGGAAATGATTTGAATGGGTGAAGATCTTCCTGAGATAGTCGTTTTTTAGGAGGCATTATTTAAATCCATTAGGCTTCTCTTTAATGTCAAGAACTTCTACTTTAACATCATTCCAGTTTCGAATGTATTCAAACCAAACTCTTCGTAGTTCCTCATAATTATTCATGATAATTGATTTACCATCACCAAAAACAATTTTATATTTGTGACGATTATAAGGTTTATCTGAAGTTTGTTCGAAGTATTGTGGATCAGTTGGTTCAATCAAATCTACCATGATTTAGACTCGTATTTAAGTATATTTGTGAGAGTTTCTTGTTGCTTTAAGTGTAGTTTAACATAACACTTACACATTAATTTTAAAACGTCAATATCATCAATACCATCAATCTCTCTTGAAATTTTTTCATACTCGAACATCTTTGATGGTCTTTCAAGTTCTATGTCGGATGGATTCATCTTTTTTTTGTACTCCAAAGGACTATTTAACTGCTTATGTTTCAGTTTAAAACATACAGAGTTAAACCATCCCATTTTATTATAGAGTTTGATTTTTGTATGTTGAGAATGAACATCCACCTTTTCAATGATATATTCTTTACCAATTATCAATGAAGATCTGGGGTCATCATTATTACCCCAATTGATTTGTTCTAGGGAACATCCGATATATTCTACAGTATCATTTTTTACCATGAATCATATACTCCAATTCACTAACCTTATTGAATTCTGCATATGCAGTTTCAGATCGTTCACCAAGAATATCAAGAATATCTTCAACAATTAAACTATTCTCAACATAGTCATCAAGATACTTATCCAGTGCTTCTTTAAGGTATCTTTTACGATGCCATTCTGGTGAATAAGGTTTGTAATCCATGATAATCTGTTTGTGTAGTCGTATTATAGCACTATGGGTTGTTTGGGTCAATACCTAAAGTCTTAAGATATTCTACCCACCAATCAGCATCTTTTATATATCTCCAGTTTGGCACCTTTTCACCACGTTCTACCACATAATACTGATAAAGTGCATCATCGATAATCTGTTCGATCTCCATATTCCTCTTCCTCCTCATCAACGTCTTCATATGGGTTTGCCACATAAGGTCCGTGTGGTTTTTTGGATTCTGCTCTGACATAATTCTGTTCTTCGTTGATAGCTGAAATCCATAATGAAAGTTTCATGATAATCCAAATGATGCCCAGTGGTAAAAAACAAGCAACTAGGATTAAAGGTTTCATGTTACTCCTTGTCTATGAATTTATCTATATCAGTATTATTCCAAATAATTTGATGTGCTAACTTATCTCTCAACTGATTGATTCTATCCTCATCATATTGCTGAAAGTTCCCTCTCTTCTCAACCTTTTTATAATAATGAAGAGCATTAAGAATAATTGTGTGATCCTCCATTGTAAGTTCAAAATTCACTCAAACAATCCCCTCTCCTTCATAAAATTCAGAGTTTCTTTCATACCTCCGATATGATTATATCCAAGAGATACTTGTGGATATGTTGCTTCTGAACCAAATTCAGATTCAAATGCACGTTGCGTAAAATGATTATTTAATTTATACTCCAAGATTTGTGCATCAAGTGTTTTGAGAAGAGATGTCATTCTCTCACACTCTTGACTTCCATTTGAATAGATTACTGCTTGCAT